TGGAGAATCTATCGAAGCGTTTCATGGATGATGTACAATTGGCCGAAGCACGTGCTTTTTATGGATTTCAAATAGCAATGGAATCGATTCATAGTGAAATGTATTCTATTTTAATTGAAACCTATATTCGGGATAAAGAACAAAAAACAAAATTATTCCAAGCAATTGAACATTTCCCATGTATTAAGAAAAAAGCGGATTGGGCTAGAAAATGGATCGGATACGGAGCCAATGATTCCGTTTCCACATTTGCACGTCGATTAGTTGCTTTTGCTTGTGTAGAAGGTATTTTTTTCAGTAGTAGTTTTGCTGCTATTTATTGGATAAAAAAGAGAGGATTAATGCCAGGATTAACATTGTCGAATGAATTTATTTCAAGAGATGAAGCTCTTCATACTGAATTTGCCATTTTATTACATTCGAAATTATATAGTGGATTGGATGCTATAGAAATCGAAACCATGATTAAAGAAGCGGTTGAAATCGAAAAAGAATTCATTCTAGAGGCGATTCCATGTCGTATGATAGGAATGAATTCAAATCTAATGAGCCAATATATTGAATTTGTTGGAGACCGTTTATCTGTTCAATTGGGAGGTGCGAAAATTTATGGTTCAGCGAATCCTTTTGATTTTATGGAATTGATTAGTGTGGAATCAAAAGTCAATTTCTTTGAGAGAACAAATTCTGAATACGCATTAGCGAATAAAGAAGTGTCCTCCAATGTGTTTGATTTTAACGCGGATTTTTAGTATACCCCCCAAACCCCCAAACCCCCAACCCAAAAAACAAAAAAAAACAGAAAATTGAATTAGTTTATATTATAATTATTTTTATAATATAACTCACATAATAAAAATGAATTTTCGCAATCTATCGGACTCCCAAATCAACGAACTCGAAGCCGCCATTCTAAGCAAAAAATTTATTCCTGTATCGGACCCAAGAGAACCTTCTATTTCTGTCCAATATTATGATTCTGGTTATGAATTATGGAAACGATTCAATGACCCAAACACACCAATTGGCGCTTATGATATATTCGCATCGAATGGGATGAGATATACATGTTATGCGTTATATAAATCAAAGTCGAATCAAATTTATATAATTCATATAAGCATGGATGATATTGCTTATGTGTATGAAATCAATAAAAATAAATTCTGGTTCTTGTTTCAAGACCAAGAACAAACGCAAATCCAAGAACAATCAGAAACCCAATAATAACAAATTAGTGGATATTATATAATTGCGCCCTTACTTCTGGCAACAAACTTACAATCTCTTTCCATAATTCATCCTTTTGTAATTCTATCATTTTATCTGCGGTTTCTTTTTTTCTTATATTATAAGCAGAACTACAAAACCATATGTATTTTTTAATTACATCTTCACTAACATTTGAAATTAATCCCTCTTGTATGATTGTTAACATTTTTGGATAACAATGAAAATCAATCGCTTCTGGTATTATACGAACTCGTTTTTCAATCACAAATGATAATGGATTTCTTACTTTTGTTTTAATAATTGTCTCGGGATTTAAAATATAATATTGTATCGATGTTTCCAACATTTTTATATCTCCAGGCATTCCACCATATAACGAACGATAATATATCGATAACAAACAATTATAATTTGAATATTGAATGAGAGAATCATGTTCATATTTTTTCGATTCTTTTGTGTCATTTGGATAATATTCTTCCGTTTCACATAAATCTCTCACAAAATTCAATATATTCCACATATCAGAATTTGTTGGTATATGTATCGGATATGCCATCATTAACCATACAATAGCCGACATTGATTCAATATAAGAAACATCTTCAATACAAATAATTGGAAGTCTTCTTAATAATTCATTGATATCTTTACGCATTATTAAAATCGCAGTTGAAAGAGCAATCCTTAATTCACCTCTTCGAACTGCTTTTTGTAAATTTGATTTTAAAAGAGAAATCGGTGCATTACTATACACTTTTGGAATCTCTGGAGAGTTATAAAGATTTCGAATATAAAGACGGATACCTTGACGCGATACTACAAAAGTATCTGTATCTGTCGGAGTATTCTCAAAAAACGCTTTATTTTCAGATTGAGAATAAATAAAGAATTTTCTCCCAGATGACTCTGGTGAAATACGAACTTGAAAGAATGAATGCAAATTTGATTGAAGTTTTTTCATATTAAGATAATATTATCATGGAAAATAATATTATATCACAATCAATTTCAAACAAATAAAAAAATGATATACATTATCATACTATACTATCACACCACACTATACACTATACACTATACACTATACACTATACACTATACACTATACACTATACAACATTATATTTTTAGGGAACACTGATATGTATCTGGCATTTCAACATTTTCCAATGCGACTGATTTCATAACCACTGATTTTTTAATTAACGCATTAATAATTTTAAATTCCACATTTTTATTTCGAGGGTTATTTGCGATTCGAATATTTGTACCATTTGTAATGACTCCACTTTGAATTTCAATATCGTGATATCTAGCATTCGACATCACATTTTCCAAAACGTTTTCATCTAACCCGATATCTGAATAAACATGTCTAATAACAGTCGAACTTTTGGTGTCTAAACTTCTTAGGAATCTATAGGACAATTGCTGTAATGTAATCAAACTAAATGTGGGATTCACAAACACATATCTTGGAAATCTCCCATCTTTATCATCTAAATCAATACCAGTAGATATCACATTAATATTACCAATCAATACTCTATGTTCCAAATCCGGCTTTTGAAATTTATCGATATATTCATGTTTCTTTTTCGCCGTGATTTCACCATTTACACATAATGGATTCCAATGTTTCACTAATTCATACAATTCTTTAATACTCTCAGTATACGATAATGCGACCACTACTTTACTATTTGGATATGTATTTAATGTATATTCGATTTCCTCCGCAAATGTACTGATTTTCGCACTTTCTAATAATATCATCGATTTGAATAATTGTATTCGAGTCTCTCCAAATATACCATTCGAATTATCAACAATTTCCAACATTTTTTTAATCGCTTTTTGACACAATTCATAATTTTCACCTTGTAATCTGTAAAAGGTATTATAATTGGTAATCGTCGCTTGTGGTCTATCCGGCATCACAATAGCACTTGTTAATATCGGCTTAATTACATCAATAAATAATCTATGTAGTGTCGGATAACATAATTTTACATTTCGAGGAGGATTTGCCTTGACTGAACGCGAATAACGATAAGCATCTACATTCGAAGATTCTTCCGATATTTTAATACAATAATCTACAATTTCATTAAAACCTGCTGGCTCATTTATCCAAGTCGATAGATTCATCCGATATAATGAATTGTCTCTCTGAATACCAATATTTCTATACATTGTTACGAATTGCTCTTGTTTATCAATCGGCGTACCTGAAATACATAACATACTGTTTACGCCATTATTATATATCTCGTTCATAATTTCTCTACATGCTCTCGTAATATTCGTACCTTCATTTCTGATATTTTGTATTTCATCAAAAGCCACAAATATGCCTCTCGGTTTTCTTGCCATTTCAATTAACTTATCTGTCGCATAAAATCTTACTTTTTCAATGTCTCGCGTATCATTAGACGCATCAATATTTACATTTTGTGTTTCAACAAAATCATCTCTTCTTAATAGTCCATGTTCAGGTTGTTTCATTTTTTTACTACTGACTTCATTATATGTTAGCACATTTATTTTTAATCCAAATTCATCGGCAACTTTTGTCCATTTCGGTTTTAATGTCGCGGGACAAACAATATACACATTCTCATGAGGATGGTCTTGGATATATTTGCATGTTATATATGTTTTACCAGCGCCTAATGGCGATAAATCGAAACCAAAACCATGAGTCTCTAAGATTCTTCTAATATTTTCATAATGTTCTAATTGGTATTCGAATAATTTCACTTTTTTACTAGGTTCCGGTTCTTTCGGCGTTGCCTTTTTTATAACACGAATTGTTTTTTTGATGATTTTCTTCTCTAATACTGGCCGATTTTCTTCTTCTGGCAATGCCAATTCGAATTTTGTTTCTGACTTCTCACAATAATATTCATCATTTACCCGATTAAAACAATTATTACACTCTATGATTAATGCGACTACCTTCTTATATACTTCTTCTTCAGTGTCTTCATTATTATAAAAACTCGTTTGGAACGCATCGATACCACTCAGATAGATTTCAATAATCTCTCGATGAGCCAATTTTAATTTCAATGTCTTCTTATTCATATATAATCGTTGACCCCAATATTTTTCCGTAATCTCGTTTTTCATATATCTGATTCTCAAATCATCATTTGCTCTCGAATATGTTTCCAATATTTTTTCGTATTTACAATCATTATTGAAATATATACGTATTTTATTTGGATAATTATATAAGCAATTCACTAATTTTACACTGAGAAGCGGTTCTAATATATCTTTTGGAATTGCGGGGTCTTGATATGTTTGTATACACATTCCATTATTCACAGTAGTTTGATTACGAATAACTCCATTATAGTGATGATTTGTACTATGCGCCAATAAAACTCCAGTATTCCAAGAGAAATGAGAACCACAAGATGTACAACACATATGGTCACATCCTTCAGTTTTGTAAATTCTATTATGACATTTGGGACATCTTTTTGTTTCTTTATTTAATTCGTCTAATGATTTTAAGGTATCCGAGTCGCAAGTATGATTCGCATTTTTGATTTCCACAAAACATCTTAAACAATGCTCTTTTTTGCATAACATACATTCATATATTTGCGTGTTTTGATTTGTGCGCAAATAACCTTTACAATTCGTAATTGAGCATGGTTCAATGCTGGACTGACAAGAAATTGTAGGTCTCGAAGGCATTACTTCGAATGCGATTTGTCCTTTTCTGAATAATTTTTTGCGTCTCTCGACTTCATTGTTATAATTAATCAGTTCTTCAGTGGCTGGTATTAATTTTTTTTCGTCGACAATGAGGTCTTCGATTTGTTGTTTTTTAATCACTTCATCCACGAATTTTTTACCCAATAATGTTTCGATTTGTTCTTTTGTGAACTCATTATGACATGCCATACATTCCGATTTTGAATATCGTTTTTGACAATGATTACATGTCTCATATTCACATCCTAAACATCGAATTTTCTTATTCACTCGGCCAATCTTGTAAGTTTCACAGCAGTTTCCACATTCGAACATTTCAGCGCTTGCGGTTGAGGTTGTCATTCTATTCAATAATAATACAATCTTTTATTTCACATTTATGTGATTCAATTTTTTTTCATTGTTTTCGAATGTTTGTTGGTTACCTCTCGATATCTTCGTGTTTTTCTATAACGAGAATCTAAATATCCGAATCGTTTCGATTTTACACCAAAACCATATTTTTTAAGGCGCTGCTCTCGTTTTGATGTAATATATTTGGCTTTGCTAACTATTTTACCTTCATCATTTTTTACTAAATCATGTTTTGTTAATCCACCAGATGTTTTATATGCTTTTTTTTCGAATACTTGTTCTCTCGAACCCCATAAATCTCTCCATTTTGTTCCACCAATATGATAAAATCCATCTAATTGTTTGATTGGACGTGGCATTTATAGAATTAAGAGAATTATCATAGAATCATATACCTCTCACAAAAAACAATTTAAACACAATTCCGTATTTTTATTAAACCATGACATATGAATCACCACGATTAACTCTATTCATGTCTCCAAACATGGACCCTGAAATTATAAAAATGTATCGAGATGCGGCCATCGCACATAATAAAGAGGTAATGGAAAACACATATGCGAATGCCGGTTTTGATTTATTTGTTCCGGAAAGACACGAACTCAACGCATTATTCAGGAATCATATGATAAATCATTGGATTAAATGTGAAATGAATCAATGGACTGAAGAACATGGTAATTTTCCAACCGGTTATCTACTTCATCCAAGGTCAAGTATATGTAAAACTTCTCTTATGTTATCAAATCATACTGGAATTATTGATAGTGGTTATAGAGGTTGGATTCAAGGCGCATTTCGAACCCTTTACTTTACGGATAGAACAACTACTTCTATTGTGGAAAATGACACGACAATTGTGGAAAAAGGAACCCGATTGTTACAAATCTGTCATCCTAAATTAGAACCATTTTTTGTAGATATTATTGAAAAAGAAGAACAATTAACAAATACATCCAGAGGTGAAGGTGGTTTTGGTTCTACTGGAAAATAAAAATTGAATATTATTTATTATTAGTTTTATAATTATAACACTAATAATGGGACTCACATATAGTAACAAACGTTTTAATATTGATCATGTGTTTACACAATCAGAATTCAAAGAAATAATAGAAAATGATAAAGAACAATTTCACGAATATATGTTGAAGAAAAATAATTGGGCAAAAATATATATATGTGAAAAAGAGACAGAGGCCGATAGAAATGACCCGGTATATATTGAAAATTGTGAAATCGATGAAATATGTAATGATTATAAAAATCGATATTATGTTGCTCAATTAAAAACGATTCAAACCGACTATCCTTCTAGTGTCTCACAACACGCGATGATTCATCACACATATCATATGTTTTGGTCGTATGCAATTGACATATATGAATATCATAAGAATGATACATCTTATAAAAAACGAGTATTGAAAAATTATTATATATTAAAACCTTCCGATAGAAAAGAAATTCACATGGCGAATGATTTTGAACGAATATTGGATAAAATCAAAACATTAAATTCCGACATCATTCAAGAATCAATTATGCGTTCATTATCATACCAATAAATTAACGAATAAAATAAAGAGCCTGTAAATAACAATCTGCTAAATCATCTTTTTTCGATGATTTTTCAAACATATCTCTCCAACATGCCATTTCTTCATGATTCATCAATTTGTCTTGTGTGATTTTTATACTGTCTTTTTTATGTTGCTTATATTTTTGATTTTGTTGTTGTTGAAGAGATAAACTTGTACTCTCTGGTTCTAATTCTTCATTCTTATATTTTTTTAATTTTCCACTCGAAGAGATAAATTCTATATCAATCGCCTCTCCATCTTGTTTCATCATAATAAATGTTTGTGCTACTAAACCTTGGATTGTATTCATTCTTCCTGCTATCGGAGAGATTTGATTCTCTAATAATACGGTCTCAATACGATTCATATAAGGACCTAAATGCTCTCTAAAACGATGTTTCATTGCGGTACCTAATTCTACCAAATGAGTCTTTTTCGCGTTTTTTTTCACTGGTTCGACTACGGGTTGCAACATTTCTCTCGACATCCATTGTTCAACTGCCTCTATGAATCCCTGTTTAGTGTTGGTTTTAAAAGAAATGCCTAAATGATGAACCTTCTCTCTTAATTCATCCACTTTTAATTTTTTGAAACTAGCAAGAGAATTTTCTTTACATGGTATTTGTTTTCCACTTGTTTTCGCATGGACACCACAATAATAATTCATCGGTTTATTCGATTCTTGGAATTGATATAATGCTTTTTTATTACATTCTTTTGCCGCTTTTTTCGAAGAGGTCGTAATACAATTACAACATAATGTTTCTTTTTTTTCCTCGGTTTCTAATAAATTAATAATACGCCAATCAATAATTTGAATACGTTCATGAGAGGCATCAATTGGATAAAAAAGACAATAGGCTAAATTTTTAATACCAATGTCGAAACTGATGATGAGAGGAGAAATGCCGTCATCAATTATAGTGGGAGAATGAGGTTTTGAAAGAGCAAAAAACTGATTCATTTATTTTACTATTGTATAACTATTTATATGATTTATCGTTGACTATCCAACATTTCAAAAATTGAACTTAATATTATTTTATCTTATTTTAGTATAAAATAATCTCTCATTTCAACATATAATGATTATACCAGTCAAATGTGTCACTTGTGGAAACGTTCTCGCCGATAAATATTTATGGTATCAACGCGAATGTCGCAAACGCAAATTGGAAAAAGGATTATCAATCAATAAAACTGTTTATTTAACAACTAATAATGTTGATAAAACTGTGGAAGGCCATGTCCTCGATGATTTAAAACTACATGACCCCTGTTGTAGAAGACATATGCTTACTCATGTTGATATCTAAAATAACCGTCGCTCTCTCTCTCTTAACAATACATATAACTAATTGATTCTTTGAGTATTTGTTTTTCACTATCTTCATTTTTCTTCTTATGTTGAATATAGATTTTGTATCCATTTTCAAGGTCTTCATTATTTAATTCTTTTTTCGCGGTTTGAGTTCCAAACACGCGTTTGCTATGTGATATTTTCATTTTAAATAACAATACTTCAATATCTCGCCCATTGAATTGAAACTCTTTCTTATTCTTTTCGAAAAATGCTACACAATCCGCCGTTTCTAATGTCCATCCAGAATCTCTTATTTTTTTCAATAATATCTGATATAATTCTGTTGCAGTATAATCTTCAATCGTAAAACGCCAATTAAATCGCGATTCCAAACCTCTGTTTAATGTGAAAAAATGACGCGTCAATTCTTTTTCATATCCCGCAATAATTACCATCAAATCATCCTTATGATGACTAAGAGCTTCACATAATGTATCCGCACACTCTTTCGAAAAACTATCATTGGATTCGGCCATACTATCTCCCGATGTATTTCGATTACATCCAAGAGAATAGGCTTCATCAATAAACAAAACACCTCCAAGAGATTCTTGAATAATTCGGTTCGTCTTAATCGCAGTTTGTCCTAAGTATCCAGCGACCAAATCACTTCTTGTTACTTTTTTAAATACAAAATTCGCATGTTTTGTTTTGAATATTCCCATTTTTGAATATAATCTCCCTAATATTTTGGCAATTTCAGTTTTTCCAGTTCCAGGAGAGCCTGAAATCATAATATGTTTATAATCCGAGGTATCATCAAATCGTTGAAAATAATAAAGTATTTGCTCTACTATATTTGTTTTTAAAGAAGATAATCCAATCATGTTATTTAATTCGACTAATTCCGGTTTTATATAATGTAGGGTTTTCAAATCAATATTATAAGAGACATTTGGTTCTAATGGATTCTCGTTTAAAATCATCAATAAATCATCAATTGTATTTGGCGTTTTTGATATTTTTATATCTTTAATAATTCCATTATCCTGCGATAATGTCTCCTGTGATAATGTTTCATTTTTGGTTGATAATAATTTATCAATCGATACTTCATGAAAATCTTGCCAATTTTTATAACCTAACGACGGACGTACATATGAGAATTGAATAAAATCAGAATCATTATTTTCAAGAAGTGTATGGGTGTTTGCGAGAGCCAATGGATGAAGTCGAATGGATGGAAATGAATTCGCAGGCAAACAATCATTTGGAAACAAAGATGAAAATTGTAGGTCGAGTGTTTTTGTAAACTCCTCATTCTCTTCTTTCGTGTTGAATAACATTTGAATCGGTTATAAACAAATATATAAATCTCTCTATATAACAACTATAGATTTTATAATGGAGGAAATGACGGCATTGAATGAAGTCGAAAGTAATTATACTCATATCAATCAACTTGTTTATGCGTTTGGTTGTAGAGACGCAAAACATGAATCTTATTATGTTTATGGGATAGATATGGATGGAAATACTTATAAAATACACAAAGAGAAAGAGAAAGATGTGATTCATTGGACTCTTGGAACTACCGCAACATTTTTTTGGAGAGTATTATTATCTGATTGGCAAACAATGTCAATATTTGAAATTGAAGATTGTATTGGAATTGCTGCTTCACCAAAAATTGTTTTGAATCGTCCTCTTTATTTTATATAATATTATTCATTGTTTTTTGATTATAATGATTAGATACACTGGCCAAAATGCTCCACAAACCCACCCTTTTATTCCAGAAATAAATGCGTTGATTGCTATATTACACGCCAATAAAAACACTTTATCATGGGTTTCCAATTTATCATGTTTTTTATTGAGTTCTATTCCAATATTATATCCGTTCCAAACACCATAACATCCTCCAAATCCTGTCCCGATCGTCGCACCAATACGAAATGAATTGGAAATATGAGTTCTAATTTTATTATAATGTATTTTTGACCACATTATATAAAAATATACTATAACTATATACTATGTTTCGAACTGTGAAAGCAGTAATTGAATCAACAGTTCAAGTTCCAAAAAAACATGTATCCAAATTTAAAACTGATTTTACTTTTGAACAACGAAGTGCTGAAGTAGACAGGATTCGTTCGAAATATCCAGACCGTGTTCCGGTAATATGCGAGAGACATATTAGTAATACAACCTCTCCGGATATAGATAAAACAAAATATTTAGTACCAATGGATTTAACAGTTGGTCAATTTCTTTTTATTATTCGGAGACGATTGAATATAACATCAGAACAGGCTCTTTATTTATTTGTGAATGGAAGTATTCCACCTACCACAGAAAACATGAATTATATATATGAAACGTGTAAGGATAAAGATGGATATTTATATATGGAATATGCGACAGAAGCGACTTTTGGATAGGCGAGCGGAGCGAGCCCCTTATTCAAGGTAGGCGAGAGAAGCGAGCCCTCCATTCAAGGTAGGCGAGCGGAGCGAGCCTCTATATAAAAAGTTATTGAAAGAGTGCTCGCTTCGCTCGCACTGGTTTGTATTATTTTTATCCTATTCAAATAATACAATCTTTAATCTATAATACAAGTATAAAAAAAATCTATTTCTATTTAATAAACAGAAGAATAATGAGTGCAAATAATTCGACCGATGAAATGTATGTTACCAAGAGAGATGGTGAATCCGAAATCGTCTCTTTTGATAAGATTCTAACCAGAATTAAAAAAATTGGCAAAGAAGCAAATATTAAAATTAATTATACATCTCTTGTTATTAAAATCATCGACCAACTTTATGATAAAATTTCCACCACCAAAATCGATGAATTAATGGCTGAACAATGTGCCTCTATGTCCTCCATTCATTATGATTATGGAACTCTCGCAAGTCGTCTTATTATTTCTAATCATCATAAAAATACTTCTTCCACATTCTCTCATGTCATGAATCAATTATATAACAACCGTGATAAACATGATAAACATTGTCCTCTCATATCCGATGAACTTTATCAAATTATTTCTAATCCTATCCACCAAGACAGAATTGATTCTTATATTCAACATGATAGAGATTATTTATTCGATTATTTCGGGTTTAAAACATTAGAACGTTCTTATCTTATGCGTATCAATCGTATTGTTATTGAACGACCTCAACATATGTGGATGCGTGTGGCTCTCGCAATTCATGCTGATAATTTGGAAAAGGCATTTGAAACTTATGACTTAATGAGTCAAAAATATTTCACACATGCGACACCAACTCTTTTTAATGCCGGTACACGACATCAACAACTCAGTTCTTGTTATTTAATCGCTATGGAAGAGGATAGTATTGAAGGAATCTATAACACACTCAAAGATTGTGCTCTCATCAGTAAATGGGCAGGTGGTATTGGTCTTCATATTCATAATATTCGCGCATCAAACAGTCAAATTCGAGGCACCAATGGCACATCCAATGGAATTGTACCTATGTTACGCGTTTTTAATAATACTGCTAAATATGTCGACCAATGTTTCGCATCTACCACAAATATTTATACTAAAAATGGGGCGGTATCTTTTTATGAACTTACTGCGAACGACGATGTGTATAACAATACTGGAACAACTGAGAAAATCGAATCCATATTAAATTATGATAAACCAGGAGAGGTATTAAACAAAATCAAAATCTATGATGAAGAGAAAACCGATTTTCCATCTCTCCTATGTACCGGAGAGCATCCAATCTGTATTTTGTCAGCAACCGAAGATGATACCGCTACAATTGCCAATGATTTGAAATTAGGATTGAAAGAATTCTCTTGGACACCAGCATCTGAATTAGTTGTGGGGGATTTTATTGTCAATAAAATCCCAGATTACTTGAATGATGATGAGAGCATATCTGTTGAAATGGCGACTCTCTATGGACTTCTGTTTGCTAGAGCGGAAATTCCATTTTCAGACCCGTCGAATTATTATTTTGCGGATAGTGGTAATCTTTTATTATATGCCGACAGTAATGGAACTCGATTCTGGTCAACTTATATGTCCGGTGTCGATTATTCGTTTAAAACAACGTGGGATGGTCGACCTTTTCTCTCTATCGATAAATCGTTGACTGATTTAACTTTTTTCAATATGCGTAATGAGAAACGTATTGACTCGCGTTATCTTTATCTTTCCGAAACGAAAACACGTGCTTTGATTGATGCTTATTTTGCCTCTACAAGTGCGTATAATCCTGATATACAATTCTTATGTTTACGTCTAGGAGATATGCGTTATTTTAAAGAGAATAGTTGTCATGTATTGCGTGATACAGGATTTGTTTTGATTCCTATCCAACGCATTGAACAATCCTCTGAATTTTGGAATGGACAAGTACATGATTTACAAATGCCCAGTGTCCATAATTATATGACTGAATTCGGTTTAGTACATAATGGAGGTGGAAAACGCAATGGAAGTATCGCCGTATATTTGGAACCTTGGCATGCCGATATTGAATTGTTTTTGGAAATGCGCAAAAATCATGGAGACGAAGAAATGAAAGCCCGTGATCTCTTCTATAGTTTATGGATTCCTGATTTATTTATGAAACGTGTCAAAGAAGACGCAGAATGGACATTAATGTGTCCAGATGAATGTCCTGGATTGGCGGATGTATGGGGAGAACGATTTGAAGAATTATATCAATCCTATGAGAAATCTGGCAAAGGTCGTAAAACAATGAAAGCAAGAGAATTGTGGTTTAAAGTGTTAGATGCACAAATGGAAACTGGAACACCTTATTTATGTTATAAGGACGCAGCAAATCGCAAATCAAATCAACAAAACCTTGGAACTATTAAATCGAGTAATTTATGTGTGGCTCCGGAAACATTGATATTAACAGATAAAGGACATGTTGAGATTCAGTCTCTTGTCGGCAAAACTGTAAATGTATGGAATGGACAAGAATGGAGTAATGTAATTGTGAACAAAACAGGAAATGACCAAGAAGTTATGGATGTATATACAGATGATGGTTCAATGTTAACTTGTACTCCTTATCATAAATTTTATATACATAATAGGCATTCACGAAGAAACGTTGAAATAAAGAGAGCAAATGAATTAACTCATGGAGATAAAATATTAAAATGCAAATATCCAATTATCGATGGGGATGGTTCAATGTATAATTATAAACAAACACCGCCATATCATCATGGTGTATTTTGTGGAGATAATTTGAATTCTCGTTCATATTTAAAACCATCATTCGCGTTATCATCAGAGATTCATGACAATATATATATACCATCTGGAGGATCTAGTTTGAAAACAAAATTGGAATGGTTTGCTGGTTATTGTGATGCAAATGGTGAAATTATAAAAAATGGAGAGGATGAACAATTTCAAGCTCTATCAATTCATTATAAGTTTTTGATGCAAATCAAATATATGTTGCAAACATGTGGAGTAAATCCTTCAGTTAAACTCTATTATGAGAAACATACACCAGATTTACCGATTAATGTATTTTTTACAACTTCACAAATAACAGAACATCTTGCAGGTACAACAGAAAAATGTTATCGTTTAATGATAGATTCGTATGATTTATATCAATTATGTCAATTAGGGTTTTCACCAAAAACCTTAAAAGTTTCAGGCGCATTTCCAAAAATAGCACACAAAAATTTTGTAAAAATAGTAAAAACTGAATATAACAATAGAAATTGTGATACTTATTGTTTTAATGAACCTAGACGTCATATGGGAATTTTTAATGGTATTTTAACAGGACAATGTAGT